AATACCAAACTCCACCACAGCACATCTCGAATGCAGGGGTTCAATGATTTTATTTTTGTAGTTGCAAGTGAAAATGAATCTGCAGTTCCCTGAGAACTCCTCAATACTCGCTCTGAGAAGGAGTTGTACGTCGGGAGTGGTATTGTCTGCCTCATCGATGATGATAACTTTGTGTTTCGACTCACTCGTGAGAGATACCGTAGACGCAAAGTTCTTGGCATTATTCCTAACAGTGTCAAGAAAACGTCCTTCATCCGATCCGTTAATGACATAGACATCAACCCCTAACTGATTGCAGAGTGCCTTAGCAACTGTGGTCTTACCACATCCAGCAGGACCAGAAAGAAGTAAGTTAGGCACTTCTCCTTTATCTAGGAAATCAAGAAAAGTCTTCTTGGTTTGTTCTGGTAAAATACATTCTTCAATTGTTTTGGGTCTGTATTTTTCAACCCAGAGAAATTCATCTCTCATTATTCAAATGTAGAATCTGGTTCTAGTGCAATAAAATAAGTTAGATCCTGATTTTTACTCTTAAACCTAGATAGAAGTTTTGACGACACAACAACCTCATAATTGCCAGGAAGAATCTTGATATTCTCCACTTTAAAATTAAATGAGAATTGCTTATCTGTCTCACCTACAGTAATTGCAAAATCATTTGATGTGTCATTCTTCTTATCACGAACAACAATCTTTACAACACCATTAGCACCAACTACAGCTAGATCAGGAAGTTGATAGATTGCTGCTGCTTTAAGCAACTTGTCCAACTGATCTGTACTTAAGTCAAAGGTCACATCTTCACTAGGAAGATTCATTGGTCTTTCTGGTGGAGTTACAATAACCTGTGGATCTGCAAAGAAATACTTAGAACGAGATCTTCCTTCTTTAATTACCACATAATTTTCTTCTTGAAAATCTAACTCAGGACTATTATGAAGACTTAAACCATTAAGAAATTGACCCAAATCATATATACCAAAATCTCTTGGCAATTCTTCAGAAATAGTTGTTTCTGCAAGAATATTCTTCATTACACTAATAGTGCGAAGTTTATTACCTTGCTTAAAAAGAATTGACTGATTAATAGTCGAAAAGTTTTTAAGAAGTGAAAGAGTTGAATCAGAAAGTTTCATAACCACGGGTCGGAGTTTCATTTAATTGCCCACTAAAGTGATAAAGTAGGAGTGAATAGTGTAGTGCTTTTAATATATCTCGTTTTGCTTGTCCCTTCTTGTCATACCTACTCAGGTACTTAATAGCATTAGATCTACAGAATGATTCTGCATCTCCTACTGACTCAATAAGATCCAGTGTTTGGACGTTATTGTTGTCAGAAGTATAATGTCCACCATAAGTGGTAGAAATATAATCCTGAAGAGCCTTGATGGATTCATCTTCTTTATACTTTCTAGGATTGTCTGTTTCTATTCCAGGTGTTGGAGGTACAATTACATCTTCTCCACCATAACAAGAAGAAAAATCTAGATTAAGAGTATCAAAACCTGCAGTATATGCTGTGTTTCCTACTCCCAAATCAAAATTAACAAAATCAGCAGTAGGTGATTCAATAAGATGAGCTATTGAATCATCATTATCAGCAAGTGTATTGAATGATAATGGTGCATCATCAAAATCGATAGTATCACCACCATCTATATTAAGGACTCCTTCATCTGCTCCACCAACAGTCACTACTTCAGGTATGTCCTCCTCATCAATCTCAAGATCTTCGGGAACATTAAAAATAGTGTTCCCAGTTCCTGTATTAATTTCTATATTATCACCATTCAATTCATTATTCTCAATAGGGTATGTTTTGTCCATAGTACCATTAAGTTCCTCATAAAGTAAGCTCCATGCATTAATCATACATCTTGTCCTCCAACTTGTCAAGATCTACATCAGCATCTACCTTGTCATATAGTTCAAGGAATGCTTGCTTAGTCTCATCATCAAATCTGTTTACACAAACTTGGATTGCTTTCATCTTATCATTAAAGATACTGTAAGCACGAACTATGTGAACCAATCTACGAGTGCTGATGATCTCCTCAATACCACCGTCATAGAATGTCTTACGGATGATGTCACCCCAATCTACAAGTCTTGCAAGGAAATCAGTATCAGTTACACCCAACTGTGAAGCAACACCACCAAGGATTTTCTTCTCTACAGATACAGGTGGATACTCTTGCTCAAAAGTTACAGGGAACCTTTCAAGGAATGCTTCATTAAGTACATTAGTACCAATAAACCTACCGTCGTCAGATCCTTTACCCTTTGTGTTTGCAGTTGCAACTACATTGAACCCTACCGCAGGTCTGACAAACCTACCGATTTTTTTGAGGAACAACCCTTTACCTTCAAGTATGGGTTGGAGGCATAGGATTTTGTTACTAGCCAAGTCAATCTCATCGAGTAACAAGATTGCTCCTCGTTCAAGTGCTTCAATGACAGGTCCGTTATGCCAAACTGTTGCCCCATCAACAAGGCGAAACCCACCAATAAGATCGTCTTCATCAGTTTCAATAGTAATGTTTACACGAATAAGTTCTCTCTTAAGTTGAGCACATGCTTGCTCTACACCAAAGGTCTTACCATTACCTGATAAACCAGTAATGAATGTAGGATAGAATTGCTTTGACTGTATTACTTTCTTTATATCATTGAAAGGACCAAACTTAACAAATGTATCATCTGTTGATGGAACTAGATCTTGGGGTACTGTAGGTTGAACAGCAGGAGCACTAAAAGACTTCTCAATATTCTCAACTGCTTTAGTGGTAACTTCAAGATTCCACTTACCACGACCAACAGAAAACTGTTTGATCTTTTTAGTTACAGTCTGATAAGCAATATCATTCATACGGCAGAATCCACGAACATCAGGGGCAGTGAACTCTTTACCATATGTGCTTCTCAAACCTTCAATAATTTCGTCTTGTGTCATTTTAATCTCAAAGGTCATAATGTAGTTCGTTTCAATATAAGTATCATACATCAAAAAGGGGTCATATAGACCCCTAGTGGACACTTATTCAATTGACTTTTGCTTTTCAAAAAATTCTCCCATAGATGAAGAAACATCAGGTGGTTCAGGATCTTTATATCCCTTCATCTTCTTCCACTTGTTATGTAATGCACCCATCATCCATGACTGAGAAAGACTCTTTGGTCCATTATCAAGAAGATCTAACTCATACTTACTGGAAGTGTACCCTTTGTACTCTTCTCTCCAGTTGGAATCATCATAAGGTTTGTTTGTCATTTTTCGTAAGTGAATGTTTTGTTTTTAATCTTAGTATCACCATCTGATGAGGATCTACCTGGTCTCATCTTCCCTACACTAACATTTTTAGTTGATCCTGGAGGTCTCTTATTCTTGGGTTTCTTTCCTAATCCACCCTTTCTCGTTGCGCTAAGAGTACCCGTTTTCTTTGTCTGAGTAAGAACTGCATCTTGTCCATACTTCTTACCTAATGATTTAACTGCTTTCTTAAATGCCCTCTTTCCCTTTTTACCAGAAGTGACAACGTGACTACGCTCTTTAACCTTAGTTTCTTTACCAGTCTTATCATCCTTCTCAGTCCATCTTCCAGTTACCTTAGTAGCACCAGGAAGACCCTTACCTTTAATGTCACGATCTAATTGTTTAGCTCGTGCTTTGTTTTCTTTCTTTGATTTGTCATCACGACTTCCTGAGAGGACTGCCATTCCTCCTTTATCTGATTTAGATTTGATTCGGCTTAAACTACTCTCATCTACTTGAGAGCATTCTACCATGAAATTCTTAAATGTCTTCATCTACTGTGACAGTTTCTAAACTTATTTATTCTTCTTCATCATCTACAACAGATTTATAATACTCTAATTTCTGCCGAAGAATGGTTACTTCTTCTTTTAATTGTTCTTTTTCAGTTGTCAATTCTGCGATTTCTTGTTCGTAGAGGATAATCATTTGTTCCAGTCGAAGTACATCATTTTCAAGATCCCATCGTGGTTTGGGATATGGGTTGGTCATTTTAGGGTTTCTGAATAATTATTTACTGATTTAATCATCTCTTTATCTTTACATTACGGTGATCTGGAATTTTAAAACGACGCATACCTTTAGTAATAGAAAACCAACCAGTAAGTATATACTTATTCCCACTAAGAGGGGGATTACCTCTATGCAAATGACTCCATGAACCTGGCCAAATTAAAGCTGTATTTTTCTTTGGGAAAAATCTCTTCTGTTGATATAGAAATTCTGTCTCTCCTCCTTCTTCTACATCATTAAGATATATCATCCAAGCTAAAAGTCTTTCCATATTTGGCCAATCAGAACTCTCACAATGCCATTCATGAAATCCTTGTGAAGGTTTAGTTTTTTGAGCTAATGTACGACCACTAATCCATTCATAATCACCCTTTAACATAGGAAAGTCTTCCAGATATGGAAACAAACATCTTTCAATCAAACAGTTATTAACATCCTTACAAATTTCGGCATAAAAAGGTTCTAATGAAAGTTGAATATCCGATCTAATTGCGTTATTGTTTATTCCCAATGCCATACTCTTATTGTCATGCATACCATCAATAAGATTTTTTATATATGAAATAGCTTCATTTGGTAGTACATCAGAATATTCTCTAATAAAATTATCAATTGCCATAATTAGATCCAATCGGGTTTTCTGGATGGGTCACGTAAATAATTAGATGCAACCCAAGGTTTGCTGCTAATGTAATTTTTGTAAGCAGTAAAAGTGTCAATGCTTGTGTTATGTTTAAACTCATCTGGCATTGCCCTCGTGAATGATTTTGGTCTAACCCTGTCTGTATCAATAAAGGGGATAATACATCCTGCTTCTAGTATAGTTTTTTCACAACTATGAACTTTACCATAACGATCACTATACTCTTTACACAATGCCATTCCATGTCGGAGTAGCCATGCCATATTTACTATAGACTCATTTGCCCATACTGTACAGGGGTGATTGCGAAATGCACCCTTCTCTGTTTTATATGGTTCTCCATTAGACTTATGTATTTGACCATATCCATGACCCCATTCGTCAGAGCAAACAATAGCAAGCATCTGACATGTTTCTAATGGCATCTTTACTATATGCTTATCAGGCAATACATGTGCAGATGTTACAGGGTCTGGGTCGGTAACGAAAATGTTCATGCGACTAACTCAATAAACTCACCAAGAACTTTCTTGTTTAACTTCTTAGTCTTAAGAGATTTAACAAAAGCAGATTTAATCTTTGCCTTTGTTGCACCTTCATCAACTTCAAACTCAGCATCTTGTGCAAGAGCAGCAGAAGAGATAGCAAAGTATGCATTATAACCAGAATTGGTGATAGTGCAACTCTTATTCTTTTTCCACTCACGCATTATCTTATCATTATGATAGTGATAATGTCCAATAAAATATCTTGCATCACGACCCTCAAGAACACGAATACCAATAAAATTAGTAGAAGGGAACTTATCTTGAAGATGATGTAAGAGACCATCAGTAAACTGTCTATATCCACCAGGAAGTTTATAAGTCCTACCAAGTTTACGATCTCTTAGGAAAGAACGATCACCATGACAAGGAACACATCCTAAAAACTCCTCATCTTCCCAGTGACGATTAACCATCTTATTATAAGGAAGTTGAGAACCTTCACCATCGGTAAGGATAATACACTGAACTTTTTCAGCACCAGTCTTCTCTTGGAATTGTGGGATGATTTGATGAAGAGTGACTAGTGTTTCATTTAATGGAGTTCCAGAAAGACACAACTCAAGTGGATACTGATATTGAACACGCCTGCTAAATGCATGAGCAGTTCTCCAGATATTAATCATTTGATGCTCTAGTGTCTTAGCATTTGAGTCACTAGTAAAGAAGTGAAGTAAACTAAAATCACTATCTACATGAAGGAACCCTTCCTTTCTTTCACAGTGTTGAAACTTTGGTTTTGTCATTCTATCATACCTATCTTCCATATATTCTCTATCATTTCTGTTTCTAAACTCACTACTAAAAGCATACACATCAAAAGGAATCTGAACTTTCTTACAGAACCAAATTAGATTATAAAGTTGCTTTAGAGTGTCTTCAAGAACTCTTGACATAGAACCAGACCAGTCCAATATAAAGATTAGACCATGATTCTTACCATCAGGAAGAACAGTTATTTTCTTGAATAGATCTTCATTAAACTTATAGGTATGAAGTTGTCTTGTATCTAGAACCCCAGTTCTAGAAGTAGAAGCACGAGCATAAGCAGAAGCAGACTTACGGCACTCAAACTCTTTAACCAAATAAGAAACTTCTTTCTGGGCATCTCGTTTAAATTTAACATAGTCTGAATCAGGTACTTCAAAAGTAGTTTTGGGATAAAGATATTCTAGTCCTTCAGGAACTTCTCCTCTTGCTTCTAATGCTCCCATATATCTTTCATCTTCTTCTCTATAATGCTTATCTGCTATTTCATGAACTGTTTCGTTTGGAATAATAATATTTTCAAGATTAACTTTAGGAAGTTCTACATATACATTTTCAGATGAATACTCACCACCAGTAAGATCTTTTAACTTACCCATTAATGCATCTGCTGTTTGGATTTGAGGTTCTAGAGAATTGTTAGAATCATCCACCCCAGTAGGAGAATCAGAACTACCGACCCCACTTTCCAAAGGAGCATCGCTATCAGAGTCAGAAAGGGAAGAATCAGAATTGCTAGAGATATCAGCATCAAAATCCCCAGAGCCTGTAGTATCGCCTGTAGGCTGTTCATCGACCAAATCTTCCCCCAAACCCTCTTGACTCTCTGTTGGAAGTTCTTGGGTTTTCTGTTGTGCCTCTTGCTTG